TTGCATACCAGGGACGATATAAATTTGGAGTAAATCTTGGAAAGATTTACTAGCTTCCCCGTCCTTAATTGTAAAACTGATATAATGATGTTGGTTCAATGGAACCTGGACATTATCTGAAGAAGCATCCTGAAGTTCAATGCTATCCACATCAGTTTTGCGTTTTGATTTAAAAGTACCAGGACGCCGTGTATTCACAACATCACCAAAGTTGGCAACTTCATTTTGGAAATCGCGGTGTACCAACCCAGCCATCACCATGTTTTCTTCTAGAACTGCTAGGCTTTCAAGAGCCCAAGCTTCTGGAATAAAGGCATCATTATCATTTGCTAAGCAAGTGAGGGATACTTTCAATAGATATAAGTCGTTCATTTTCTACCTCCAAAAGGTCAGTTACAATTTATTAAACTACTATGACCCCAGCTTTAACGAGACTTTAAGCCTAAGGATGCTGGGTTTTCCTTTCTTCGGCGCATATACTCTTCGGCAGACATCTTTTTAACATCTGCCACGCCTGAACCTGACGCACTGCCGCCAGTAGCAGTACCCGCTCCAATACCACTAACTACGTTTGACTTGAATAAATTACCGAAGAGGGACGGTAATTCCTTCATGCGCTTAACCGCAGCTTCTGGTGTTCGACGGGTAATAATAGGCTCTCCATTTGTTGTATCAATATCAGTTAAATCAACCATTGGGACAGCTTCACCAGTACTTTGTCCTTGATCGTTGGTCTTTTCAACCATTACTGTCATTGGACGAAGTAAAGAAACAATTTGAGAAATATTAAAAGCATCATTAACTACTGCTGCATCCTGTAATGAACGATCAATAAGTGTTTGCTTATATTTTTGTTCCCAAGTAGTGGCTTTAGATTCCCACTCTTTAACTTCCTTGCCATATTTTTCCTCTAACTCCTTTTTATCATGCTCTAACTGCTGCTCCCTTGATCGGAAGGTTTTTTGTAAGTCTTCTAATTTACTTTCAAGTTGTTCGCGTTGTTCCTTACTTAAATTTTGATTAGCTAAAGCATCCTTATAAGCCCCCTCTAATTGCTCAAGCTTTTGAACATGCTTTCGTCGGTCTTCTGCAAGAAATTTATTTACATCATCTTGTGTAAAAA